TTCATCAGGCCCATTTTCGTTATCCCTCGTTTCTGCCCAATTTCAGGCGATTCTACGCCCCTCTCCGTTCGGACAGCACATTGTCCGTCAAAACGGCTGGAACGCAAATCCAGGGGCGTATTCAAAGAATAACGAGTATCCCCTGTTGCCATCTCTACAATATCAAGAAAAAGGCCTGCTGACGAGGATATCAGCAGGCAGTTTTCCGGCAGTTTAAGGGATGTTTTTAAATAGGATCATCTCGCTTTTATGGACGATGGAACGAATCTGCCGGGGAGACATATCGAACTCCTCGGCAAGCCGTTCAAAGGTGATGCCGTCAATCAGCCTTCGGCAAAGAATGGCACGGTCACGTTCGCTGTGGATATACTCGGCAATCAGCTCACGGATTTGGGAATTGGTGTACTCCATTCTCCACCTCCGTGATCCGCTGCTGGACGATATCCTGCCATCCCTTCTCACGGTCATTGTAGGAAGAGAGGAACATCCAGCCAATCGTGACCATGCCGATCATCATGACAACAACTGAAACAATCAGGGCAACCAGCATCCGATGGTTCGCCCGGTTGTAGTGCATCATCGCATTCTCATGCAGGAAGAACGGAACGCAGGCCTGGTCTTTGCCGCAGCCATCGCAGGATTTATTCTCCGACATTGGCATCCAGCTCCTGTTCCTTGTTGTAGTTGTTTGTGCTGATTTGCAGCAGTGCGCCCAGCAGGGCATCCACAAGCATGATCGTGCCGGGGATCTCAACAGGGAACGGCAGGGTCCAGATCTTGGACAGGCCGGAGTAGAAGGTTGCCACAGCAGGCAGGACGATCAGTGCGATATACTTCAGTACGTCATAAACCTTGTTGCTCATCTTCATAATCATGCTCCTTTCTTACTTCCCAAGGAAGTGTCCGATAAATGCGCCGACAACACCGGCAATCAGCGCGGCAACAACGGATTCCCAGCGTTTCGCCGGTTTCGTCTTCAGTTCGTCAACGTCATCGGAGATGCGTTTCACATGGTTTTCCATCGCGCCGAACTTGACCGCCAGCTCTTTGATGCTCAATGACATTTGGTGAATACTCTCGGTAAGCGTTTCCATATTATTTACTCTCATGATGACATCATCGACTTTCTGTTCCAGCCTTCCGATCTGGACTTCAACAGCCTCCATTAGTCACCATCCCCCTCATCCTCTTCTACGATCTTCTCGACCGCGAGTTCCGGGGTATCGCCGGTCGCATCAACCGTAATAAGGTATTCATCATCGCCGGACTTCAGGGAAATGCTTTCCGCATCGATGTTCTTCGGAATCGAAGCAACAGCCGTCTGGAGATCGGCAACGTCACTCCACAGGTCAGCGAACTGACCGGCGAACAGAAGCACAATCTCGGCGGCAATCTGGTTCAGTTGTCCCCAATACCTGTTGTCAGCAGGCTTCGTGCCTTTGGCGCACGGTTTCTGCAAATGGTATACGCCATTGACGCTCGTATCGATGACCACATCACCGACATTGTAGCTGGTGTTGTCAGAGTAGTATCCTTTCAGGGCCTTCATGTTCAGCATCTCAAACCATCTCCTTATATGTAGCATTTTTGTTGCTTTCGCACAGGGCCTTCGCTTCATCCAGCGTCAAACCTGTGACCGTAACGGAATAAAACTTCGGTTTTGTCGGAGAGCTGATCAGCATCTGCCAAGTCAGTTCCCCCACAACACCGTCCTGTTTCAGTCCCCAATCACGCTGGAATGCTTTCACGGCAGATTCGGTTTCGCTGCCGAAGTCACCGTCCGCGCCATACTTGGGGAGCTTATACCCACGTTCAAGCAAGAGCTCCTGCATCTTCTTTACGCTCTCGCCTTTATCCCCCCGGCGAAGGGTCGGCAGTGAAACATCTTCCGTGGACGATCCTTCCGTGTCATAGGTGACCCCTCGCAGTTCTCCCCAATACGTCCATTTGCTTGCGGAGAGATTGCTGACACAGACACCGGCCTGCGTACCGGAGGCCTCAATGACCTTCCCGTTTCCGACATAAAGTCCGATATGTCCATGCGACTTGGAATCTCCTGTGAACACAGCAGTACCGGGTTTGATCGTTTTCCTGACTTCATTCGTCAGCTTTCCTTTCTCGGTACAGTACCGGTCATAGATCGAATTGCTGCCGTGGGCGATACTGCCGCCAAGCTTGGCGAATGCCCATGCGAACAGGCCGGAGCAGTCAGCGACATAATGGCCGATCCACTTGGAACCATAGACCGCCGCATTGTAGTAGTTGTCCTGCTTCGCTTCGCTGTTCTTCTTCCAGGATGTGCCGTACTTGTTGACCATGTAGTCAACTTTCTGTTTCTGCTTGGCTTCGGTCCAGAGGATGCCTGCCGCACCCCAGATATAACCCCACTTGTTGTCAAGGGCATACTCAAACTTATCGACCAAAGCGGATGCGGATATCATGCGATCACTCCTTTACCGGGTCAGTCCCTTGCGTTTCGCAATCTTCTTCGCCTGTTCCTTGGTGTTCTTGATCCCGGAATCGGCGTACCGGTCCTGCGGCACACCGACCTCCTCGCGCTTGGCCTCGGTCAGTGCCGCCCTCAACAGATCCCGTGTCCGGTTATCGACTTTCTTCTGGGCAAACTGTCCTAGGTTCTTCGGCCATTCGCGTTTGAGCTTTTCGATGGAACGCTTGCGCCGGGTCTCATCATCAATGTACTTTGCCATGTATCCTGCCCTCCGTTATGTATTCTTCAGGTAGAGGATGTCCATGCGGATCGTGCCGTTCCGCAGGGAGTTGGAATGGTTGCGGATGGACACGATTGTGTTGTCTCCCGTTGCCCGGACATTGAAACCTGTCACGGAACAGGAGTCATTGCCGGATGTCAAACGAACAACGGCAACCGGCGTATAACCGGACGGGGTGCTGACACCCATGTCGCTGGCCTTCCAGCCGTACTGTGCATTGATAGGCATATTCTGGTATGTCAGCGAGTACTCTTTGATCTGCCAGCCGAAGGGGTTCGCCGGGAGCTTCACGTTCACAGCATCGCCGTTTACTTCAGCGACCTTCACGGAACTGTTCCATGAAAGGGCGTTGTTCGTGTTCGATACCGGAACGCCTGCCCATGAACCGTCCTGCCGCAGGAACTTCTTTGTGGTATTCTCGTTCGGCAACGCAGGGCAGAGACCGGCTCCGGTCTTCGCAACCTCGCGGACTGTCTTCTTCGTTGCCGTAACCGTGCCGTCCGTTCCCTGCGACAGTGTGGCAATGAAGTCCACTGCCTCACCGCTGGCGGTAGGATCAGAGGATGCGGTCATCGTGTCGATTTTCCCGTGCAGGGCTGTATCAATCAGATCCATATTGCCGTTGATATCGCCGATGTCACGGGTATCTTCATATGCCGGTTTCTTCAGGTTGTAATGCTCTGTATAGGTAGCCATAGCGCACCCCCTATTCCTCCTGCTCTTCCAACGCTTTTACACGTTGTTCAAGCAGTCCGATTCGCTTATAGATATCATCCAGAATCCTGTTGATCTGGATGACAAGGTCTCTGCTTTGTCCGTTCCATCCGGCAGGAACCCGGACCGGTTCATGCTGCCGGACAGTGACTCTCTTGTTGTCGCTCATCCTGCGTCACCTCAATCCGGGTCGGTCTCAACAACCAACTGAAGACCGCCGACCAGCCGCCAGGGCGCAGTCACGCCGTCTTCCGTCTGGATGATGACCCTGAACTTCCTGCCTGTGCCGGAGAAGTGAAGGCGTTTCATTCGATGTTCCTTGCTTGCGGCCTTCTGTTCCTCGGTCAACGGCTGGACCGTGTATTCTTTGGTCTTCAGTTTCTTTTCCGTCTGCACGGAGAAGATCAGTTTAACCGCCTCGTCCTGAACCTCACCAAGGAAGTACAGATCAAAACCGCCCTTCTGGATTCGCTTGTAGCCAAAGTCCATCCACGGGGAAACCCACTTAGTCGCTGATCCGCTGGCCTTGCCGGTCACCCATGAGTCATACTTCAGCTCAAGGATCTTGCTCGGCATCTTCGATGTGGTGGCATAAAGCGCATCATCAACCGGCAGGAAACTCTCAACACTGATGTCCGGGTAGAACAGGATTGTTCCCTCGTTCAGGTCATAGACCAGCATGGCGTTGTTCACCGTACTGTCCCCTGCGGGGAAGGCGAGGTAATACCGCTTCTGGTACATGGCAGCGCACATCTGGTCGAGGGCCGACTGATTCACTGTGCGCCAGATGCCTGCGGTCTGTTCCTTTGCGTACAGTGTGGTGTTCATGCCGTCATAGACCATTACACCGTCACGGCCAGCCATGAAAACACGCTCACCCTCAACGGCAATCGTGTTCATGAATTCCGTGCCTTGGCCGTACTGCTCGGAGAACGCGAACTCGCCGGGGTTCGTTCCCATCACTCGCCAGATGTGGTTCTTCTTGAATGCCAGCAGCTGATCGCCGAACTGCTTCAGCGCATAGAACTGATCGCCGTCCCATGTCGGCTGGAGGATGTCACCGGCTCCGTCCTCCGGGATGTCCGGGTCAGGAACCCAGGGGTCAGTTGCCGGGAAGTACGGCTTGGAGTATGCCAGCATATCCGGGTTGTCAGCGATTGCGCCACCCCAGATGCGCTCGGCGAACCGCTCGATCACACCGAACTTCTTCTGTGGTTCATCGTCATCGTTAGGATCGCTCCGGGTGTCCACAACACGAATCACCCATTTCTTTGAAGTCTCGTCCTCCCATGTCTCGCTGTCGTTGTTCTCCCATGTCAGGCTCAAAGCATCCTGCCAATTCTGCGGACGTTCCGGGGGAACGATCATGAACATCCCGTCATCAGCATTGCTGATGAGCATAACGTCAATCGTGATGTACTCGCCGGGGTTGTCAGGATCTTCCTCTGTAATCTCATAGTTCACCCAGCTCCAGACATCGTTCTGGAAGGAAGTGATCCCGGACGGGAAGTCGATCTGCTGCCATGTGTCCGCGCCGTGCGCCTGCTTCTGGTAAAGCTTGCCTCCGGCGGCGCATA